ACAAGCCTATTAAATTAACTCAACTTGAGAACATATTAGTGTTCCCAAATCCAACAGACGGTGAGATAATGGTTCAATTTAGAGTTGAGCAAGAATCAGAAACTGAAGTTTTAGTAAGTGATGTAGTGGGAAGAAAAGTTATGGAGGTTATTAATACTAAAATGCCTTCAGGTGAATACAAGTATGTTGTTAACTTAACTCAATTAGACAACGGTTTTTACTTAGTATCAGTTAAAACAGATAATAAAATCTCAACTTCTAAAATAATTATAAACAAATGAGCTTAAAAGAAACAATAAAAAACGCAGTAGGGTTAACTAGCCCTCAAGCATTTGTTAAGGTAGATGATAAAAACCGTTTCTACTATATGTTACAACAAATGCAATCTAATCGTTGGAAGATCACAGCCATCGTTCTAGGATTATTCACTTTAATCATTGTGGGTATTAATGCAGCAGTATTCTTAGGTGCATCAATCGGAGAAGATTGGAAAGAGATGCTACTTATCTTGTTAGGTGCCTTTGTAGGTAACCTAAACAAAGTAGTTGACTACTGGTTCAATTCTGAAGACAGAGACAAAATGTTAATTCAGAAAGTGGATGAGGAAGACGGTCAATCATTATCAAGTACATTAGATAAATAAAACTAATATGTCAGAAGAACAACAAGAAGAAAGCGTAATGTCAGCAACCAAGAAAGCAATTATTGGTGCAATCACTACAGCAGTTACAGCCGGCGGTGCCTGGTTTGCAACCCACTTAGGCGGTGGCGAAGAGTCTAAAGAAGAAGCTAAGACAGAGCAGGCAGCACCCGGTGCTCCTGTTGTGATTAACTTACAGAACAACAACACTAACCAACAGAAGCAATCAAGCGGTGGTACAAACACAGTTATTAAAGAACGTGTAGTTGAAAAACCTGCTGCTGCTACCCCTGCTCCTGCTTCAAAGCCTGAACCTAAAGAAGAAGATCCATGGTAAAAAAAGCAATTTGTGAGTTTGTTAAAATTATCACGTTCGGTAAAATTTGTTTGGGTTGGTGTAAAATAAAATAATATGAAAAAATGGTTCAATAAGTTTATGGCCTTGGTGGTTATGACATTAGCCGGTTGTGGTTCTATGAAGACTACTACCGAGCAGGATGTTATCGAAACTAAAGACATCTCAACAGTATCAAATTACACAGACAGCTTGAAATACGCTGTTCAGGTAATTAACGTTGATATGACCAAGGTACTTGCTTTATATCCAGACCTTCAAGAAAAGAATGTTGGTTTAGGTTTTGCAGAATCAGTACTAGATTATTTAGATGAAACAGGAAGATTTATATTCACAGAAGAGAAGTCCGAAATTAAAGAACGGATGGTTACCCAATTCAAAGCCTCTAAGAAAGGAGTCTTCGAAGAGCCCATTGATGGAAAGGGTAAGATTAAAGCTGCTCGTTACTTTGTTTATGTTACTGTGGCCGATTTTGCTGTTGATGAAGATGAGACTGTGGAAAAAGGCAAAAGCAAAGTTGTCGTTACTACTTTCTTACGTCTCCAAGTTCGCTTCGTTGATGCCATGACCGGTCAAGTATATATTGGTTCAGGTGAAGGAGAAGCAACTAAAGTAGGAGAATCATTCCTAAAAAGTCTTGATATGAAGTTTTCACAAAGTACTGTGGGTAAGGCAACTAGAAAGTCTTTAGAGACTGCAACTACCAAAGTAATCGAAAGCTTAATCAGGAACGGTGTCTTTAAAAACTAAAATATTACTTTTTTTATTTATGATAGGACTGTCTCTAAACGGGCAGTCCTTTCTTTATTCATATGTTGATCCTTGCACAAAGGAAAGTAAGTTTATAACCGCTGATATGAATAGCCCGATTGTGGTTGTTTATTATGGGCAGGTTAGAACGTTTAGCTATGTAGAGCTCCAAGATGGAACTTTTGATTTATGGTTGCTTGATACTTATAATAAATACAAGTCAACCTCTCCATGTCAAGGGGCTGTAGCAACAACTACAACAACCACATCGACTAACTTGGCTTCGAATGTTGTTAATAGCGTAATGAATTTAAATGCTATTGCTAACGTTGGGTCATTTACGTCAGTGGGAGCAAATGTAGGCGGAGCAACTTCCACAGGTTCAGGGTCGGTAAGTACTTCAAACAGTAAACAGGAAAATGGAAATACTCAGTCGAATACGAACCAAGAACCCGGTGGAGATAATAATTCAAATAGCGGCAATTCTAGCGGTAGCAGTGGGTCCTCTTCTGGTAGCGGTGGCAATGGCGGCGGGTCAGGCTCAGGGAAAGGACAGACAGAAGAACCAAAGACAGAAGACCAACCAACCGAACAGCAAGTAGAAGAACAAAAGACTGAGACTCAAAAAGAGTCTTCTAACTCAACAGCTAAATCAACCTCAAAGGCAAAGGCTGAAGTTGCCAAGCCTGCAATTCTAGTTACTGGGGATATTGTTGGAGTTCAAAAAGCAGACGATGGTTCTAGGGATGCTAGAGGTACTATGTCATTTACTAGAGTAAAAGGAGATGGAACAGCCTCATTAGGCTTCTCAGCTGATTATATGATTAATGCTAGGATTGGAAACCTTTCAGTAATGAGATCTTGGATTGGAGTAAATAAGAAAGGTAACAAACACATTAACGTTGTTTCAGATGCTTTCGGTATTCTGCCTAAATCTTGGTCTAACACGGCACTATTCGTTAGAGTAAACTCAGTTAAGAACTTCACAGCACTTTATGGAGCAGCTGGAACTTACGGGAACCTTTACGGTGAACAAATGATTTCAACTTTAGCGATTGGTGGGTTTATGTACAAAGGTAAACTAGCAAAAGCTTTAGATGCTACTATCATTGCTGCCTGTGTGTATTCACCGTATACCAAGTATTACACAGAGTCTCTCTTTGAAGCAAAGCCAATCATCATTCCCTTCTTTAACTTTAATTACAAACTAACAAAAACATTTGGAGTTGGATTAACCGGCGGTGGTACTTATATTGCTAGTCAGAGTATACTTAACTACCAAATATTAATGGGTGGAAAATTATTGTTATGAGACTACTACTTGTATTCCTATTATTTACTAATACCCTCCTAGGTCAATTCACCTATTCAGGATATCTTTATAATGCAAACGGTTCTGGAGCAAATAACGTTGCTGTAAAGCTTTTTAAGAGCACAGCCGGAGCTACTACAAAGACAGGAACATTAACTAAAATAACGTCCGGTATTCCTTCAGATAGAGGAAGAGGAACATCAGTATTATATTCTACAGTTAATACAGACGAAGCATCAGTAGCCATTACCTTTCCTACAGGGTTTAGTCCTTCTTATGCAGGCACTAGCTATTCTTCAGGTCACGTAAATGCTAACTCATGGTTTTGTTTTGGTACAAGTTCTAGTTCAGGTTATAACGGAAATGCAAGCAGTCCTAATCAACCCACCATTCACATAGGTTCAGTTGATAACGGTTCTACAGATAACAACGTTTCTTATGTTTCAACTGAAAGTTACACGGACGGAACTTATGGAGATGTATTTAGAGTAAGGTATGAAGGTAACTGCAAATATAACCAGACAGGAGTGAATTACGTTTGGGATTTATACTTTATTAAGAACCAAGCCTCAAAACAAATAGTAGTTTGGAGAACATTTACAGCTGATGGTTCAAACCAGGAAGTGATGGGTATATCAACAGGAAGTGCTTGGATGGCAAGCTCACTCGTTACTGCCGGTACCTTTGCTAGTACTAGTTGGGAAATAACTTCAACTTCAACTACAACAACTTCTACTACTTCCTTAGATGCTACAGCATATACAAACTCATCAGGTTATTATTCTTTTTCAAGAACTACAGTTGCCGGAGATCAATTCACAATTCAAGTAGATGCTCCAACTAGAATTCAAGCTTATACTACTTCAGACATTCAAGGAGTATCAAATATTGTTCTAGGAAGAACTACCCGCAACGGTTTATCGTTTCATATGTACGATGTAAATGATGATGGTATAATTTCAATAGCAGATAAATACTATGTTGCTGCTAGAAAAGCAGGTCTTTTTTCTAAGTGGAGAACAGCTCCTGATGTAAGAATTTTTACAACAGCTCAATATAATTCAATAGTAGCAGCAACTACCAACGTTAGAGCAACTTACCCTGGTGTAACAAACCACACAACTGGTACTCTAACATCAGGCGGAACACTTAATCTTTATATCATCGCCCCTGGGTATAGTGGTTCCGTATCCTATTGATATTTATAACTGATGCTTAGTATCATTGCCCCTATATTACTTGCTTTAGCTCCAGGAAAAGATTCTACTTTTGTAAAAGTCAATGTTGTAAATGCCCAACGCATTGAAACCATTGGAGGTAGGAACGTTACTTTCGGAGTAAAGGAAGAAGTTGAGGAGCTTTTAATTAACAAAGGCTACACTCCTGTTGATTCTGGAGTTGCTTTTGATGTTCAAGTATCGATAGATAGTATTTATTCTCCGCAGGAAATACTCAACATTATGGGAATTCAGTGGTTGAAGAAAGATTATATTGTTGAAACCAGTCTTTGTATTGGTTCAGGTTGTTTTAAAGCAGTTGGTGAAAGAAAGACGTTTGTTTTTGCAATGTTCTTAAACGTTGAAAACAATGAGGTTCCGTTAAACAGGAAAGCTTTTTCGAAAGCGTTGCAAGAGAGTTTAACCAAAACAACTAAACAATTTTAAATATGAAAAAATTCTTCTCACAATTATTTGACGACAACAACTCAATCAACGAAAAGAGTGTTGTTGGATTCATTGCATTCTTAATGCTTTGTATTGCATTCTTAGTGGACATTATTACTGGTTATGCCGGTAAGGAATTTGTTGTTAACAAGATTATCTTTGACGGATTTATGGTAATGGTTCTTGGATCATTCGGTATTGCGTCAGTAGATAAGTGGATTAACAAAAAACAAGACAATCAAAGCCCAGAAGAAGAAGGTTAATTATGTTACTTAAAAGAGGTGATAATAACGACAACGTTAAAAAACTTCAAGCCAAATTAGGCGTTGAAGCAATAGGTAATTTTGGACCTAAGACTGAAGAGGCAGTTAAGGCATGGCAATCAGCCAACGGCTTAACTCCTGACGGTATAGTAGGAGACGGAACATGGAATAAAATGTTCGGGACAACTCCAGGTACTGCTCCTGCACCCGCTGCAGCTCCAATCCCTTCTGGTCCATTTAAATTAGACAAACTAAAGGGACACATTCCCGATGCAGTAATTGCTCAGATTCCTGACACTGCTGCAAGATTTAATATAACTTCTCCTTTGAGACTTGCTCACTTCTTGGCACAGTGTGGTCACGAATCAGGTGGGTTCAAAGCCGTTCAAGAGAATTTAAACTATTCTTCAAAAGGATTGCAAGGCATCTTCGGAAAATACTTTCCAACTTTGGCTTCAGCTGAAGCTTATGCTCGTCAACCTCAAAAGATTGCATCTAGAGTCTACGGAGGTAGAATGGGTAACGGTGCTGAAGCATCAGGTGAAGGTTACAAATACAGAGGCCGCGGTTACATCCAATTGACTGGAAAAGCAAACTACATGGCTTTTGATAAGTTTGTACCTGAAGATACAACAAACAATCCTGATTTAGTAGCTACAAAGTATCCTTTGGCATCTGCCGGTTGGTTCTTTGATACAAACAAACTTTGGGGTATCTGCGACAGAGGAGCCGATGATGCAACAGTTACAGCTGTTACCAAAAGAGTTAACGGAGGTACTATTGGATTGGCAGATAGAATTAAACATTTCAGAGAATATTATAATCTATTAAAGTAATGAGCGAGTTTCAATTAAAAGAAGGACAAGGATACATTTATGTGGGTGAGTATTTCCACAAGTTTGGTAAGGAAATGACCCTTAAAGAAAAGAAGATTGGTAAAACCGATTCTCTTTTATCTATCCCACAGATTGACGATTATGCATTTAGTTTAGACTTTGCAGCATCTGATATCTATTTAGTAGAAAATGTTGATAAACTTTACGAAGCATTAATTAATATCCTAGATCACGACAATCTAAAAGAAGATTGGTTTGAGGATACTGACAACGACTTGAAAGAAAGGGTTGCCAAATTCATGAAAGCATTCGGATACGTTGAAATTTGTGACGTTGACGGAGATGGAATACCAGACCACTTAGATAACGAAATAGGATAATATGAAGACGACATTACTTGCAACATCAGCAGCGGCTGCCTTTGTATGTAGCTACTTTTTTAACTTAGCAATGGAAAACTCAGAGCAGTACCTTGCTGTTGTTGCAGTAATCTTCATGGATGGTTTCTTTGGAGTGATTGCCGGAACCAAAAGAGAAGGATTTAAAACTTACAAAGCAGTTAGAATCTTAAAGACATTAGTTGCTTGGATAATCACTCTCACAGCATTGATAATGGTTGAAGCAGGTTTTAAAGGAACATCATGGTTATCAGAAACGATTTTAATTCCATTAATAGTATTTCAAGTAATAAGTGCATTGAAGAATGCAGAACAGGCCGGCTTTATTAAGAACGAAGCCTTAACAGCGATCCTAGATAAGATCGACAAACACAAAGAAAAATAACTTGCTTTTTAGTTATTTATTACATACATTAAAAGTATGGGTAAAAAACTGTTTCCATATATTATTGCATTATCAGCTCTAGCAGTTTCTGCTTCGGCTGCTTTCTACTCTGTGTC